CCAGCTCAAGGTCATCCTCTCCGACACCCGGCCGCGCCTTGTCCAGCTCGCCGACCTGCGCGAGATCTCCGAGATCGAAAACATCGTGGTGGGCAAGGCGGTCAAGGCCGACGACAGGGGCGTCACCACCGACATCTGGGGCGACAACCTGGTGCTGGCCTACGTGCCCAAGGCCAGCGGCGACCGCAGCCCCTACGAGCCGAGCTTCGGCTACACCCTGCGCAAGAAAGGCAACCCGGTGGTGGATACCCGCACCGAAGACGGAAAGATCGAGCTGATCCGTAACACCGACATCTTCCGCCCTTTCCTGCTGGGTGCCGATGCCGGTTACCTCATCAGCAACACCAACGCCTGATTCCGCACCCGGAGCACGACATGAGCAACAGAACTGTCAAGTCAGCCGCTGCGGCCCTGAAAGACGGTGCGGCCGAGGGCGGCACGCAGACACAGACTGCAGATCTCGCCAACACAGCAAATCAAGCCACAGACGCGGCCGAGGGCAGCGTCAGTACCACGCCCCGAGCAGCAAAGGCCAAGTCGATGTACCGCGTCGGTGACTGCCCTGTGCTGCATGACCACGAAACCTACCTGCCGGGCAGCAAGCTGTCGCTGACCCAAGCCGAAGCCGAACGCTTGGGCGACAAGGTCACGCCGGCGGACGTCACCTGCGAAGGAGTCCCAGCATGAAGACCGAGAAAATCCTCCTGGCGGTCACCCTTCCCGCCGCCACGGCGCTGTCGCGTTTCCGCTTTGTCGATTACAGCGGCAACGTCGCCAGTGCTGGCGAGCGTGCCCTGGGTGTGGCCGTCACCGACTTCGATGCCGGCGAGCAGGCCAGCGTCGCCACGCATGGCGAGATCCTTGTCGAAGCCGGGGCGGCCATTGCCGCGGGTGCTGAAGTCGAGTCCGATGCCAGCGGCCGTGCCGTGACCAAAGCCAGCGGTGTGGCTTTCGGCGTGGCGCGGGATGCCGCTGTCGCGGCGGGCGACATCATCCGGGTGCTGCGCTAAGGCCATGCGCTACTGCTCGCTCGCCGACCTGCAACTGGCCATCCCGGCGCAGACGCTGATCTGGCTGTCCAACGACGATCCCCAGGCTGCCGAGATCAACCTCCCGGTGGTCGAGGAGGCAGTCAGCCAGGCGGAAGAACTGGTCGATGCCCACCTGCGTGGGCGCTATGTCCTGCCGCTTGACCCGGTCCCAACCGTGGTCAAGGACATGACAGTGAATCTCGCCAGGCACTGGCTGTATGCCCGGCGCCCGGAAGGCAGCGAGCTGCCCGACGCGGTGACGCGCACCTACAAAAGCGCTTTGCAAATGCTGGAAACGATCCGCGACGGCAAGCTGACCATCGGCGCGCCGACCGGAGAGGCCCAGCCCGAGCCAGGCGAAATGAAGGTGCGGGCGCGCCGTAGAACCTTCGACAACGACCTGCTGGAGCGTTACTGATGGCTGTCACCCTGGCCATCATCGACGCCGTGGTGGCCCGCCTGAAGGCGGCCTTCCCCGACCTGGCCGTGGAGTATTTCCCGGACAAGCCGGCGGAATACCGCCTCAACCACTCCAAGGGTGCGCTCCTGGTCAGCTACCTCGGCGCCAAGTACGACGAGCCGATCGATACCTCGGCCATCGTTCAGCCCGCTGTGGTCAAGTTCGCCATCACCGCCACCCTGCGCCAGCTCAACGGCAAGGACGGCGCCGTGGCGGTGCTGACCCGCCTACGTTCCGCGCTCATCGGCTACAAGCCGCCCAACTGCCGCCGCAAGGTGTGGGCGATCGGCGAGCAGTTCCTGGGCGAATCCGCAGGCATCTGGCAGTACGCCCTGGACGTGGCCACCGAGGCGATCGTGGTCGAGGACGAGGACGTCGACACCGGCCCGCTGCTCACCCACATCACCACCGCCGACCCCTACAACCGTTGGGAAACCCGCAAGGAGCCGGACGGTTCGATCATTCAAGAGGAGTTCACCGTATGAAATACCGCTATAGCGGCCCGCTGTCCGGCGTCACGCTCGACAACGGCGACGAAGTGATGCTGCACCCCGGCGCCGAGGTCGATCTGCCGGAGGGGCACGACTACACCCAGACGCTGCTGGCCCTGGGGCACCTGACCCCGCTGCCGCAGCCCAAGACCACCAAGGCGAAAGGAGAGACCGATGGCCGCTAACTTCCTGCACGGCGTCGAAACCATCGAGATCGAGAAGGGGCCGCGCCCGATCCGCACCGTCAAGTCGGCCGTCGTCGGCCTGATCGGCACCGCGCCGGTCGGCGACCTCCACACGCCCACCATCGTGCTGTCCGACCGCCAGGCCATCCAGTTCGGCCCGCAGCTGACCGGCTTCTCGATCCCCCAGGCGCTCGATGCCATCTTCGACCAGGGCGCGGGGACCGTGATCGTCATCAACGTGCTCGATCCGACCACCCACAAGACCGCCGTGGCCGACGAGACCGTCACGCTGGCCGGCGACGTGGGCAAGACCGCCAAGCCGGCCTGGGTGGGTGCCGCCACCGTCAAGAACGAAGCCGGCGCCGTCACCTACGTGCTGGACACCGACTACACGACCGACCCGCTGACGGGCCAGATCAAGCGCAAGGCCGGCGGCAGCATCGCGGCCAGCGCCACGCTCAAGGTCAGCTACGAGTACGCCGACCCGACCAAGGTCACGGCTGCCGACATCATCGGTGCGGTCAACATGGCCGGCCAGCGCACCGGCATGCAGGCGCTGCTCGACACGTACAACCTGATGGGGTTCTTCGCCAAGATTCTGGTGGCGCCGGGCTTCTGCACGCTGAACTCGGTGGCCAGCGAAATGATCGTCATGGCCAGCAAGCTACGCGCCGTGGCCCTGATCGACGCGCCGATCGGCACCACCTACGCCCAGGCCATCGCCGGGCGCGGGCCGGCTGGCACCATCAACTTCAACACCTCCAGCGAGCGCGCGGTGCTGTGCTATCCGCACTTGCAGGTGTATGACTCGGCCACCGACAGCAATCGCCTGGAGCCGCTCTCGCAACGCCTGGCGGGCGTGATGTGCGCCAAGGACACCGAGAAGGGCTACTGGTGGAGCCCGTCCAACACCGAGGTGAAAGGCATCGTCGGCGTCGAGCGCCAGCTCTCGGCCATGATCAACGACCCGCAGAGCGAGGTAAACCTGCTCAACGAAGTCGGCGTCGTGACGCTGTTCAACAGCTTCGGCACTGGCATCCGCACCTGGGGCAACCGCTCGGCCGCCTGGCCCACGGTCACGCACCCGAAGAACTTCATCAACATCCGCCGCACGGCCGACATCCTGCACGAGTCGGTCGAGTATTCGATGCTGCAGTTCATCGACATGCCGATCAACAACGCGCTGATCGATGCGATCGTCGAGAGCGTCAACGCCTTCATCCGCACGCTGATCAGCCGTGGGGCGCTGATCGATGGCAAGTGCAGCTACGACCCGACGAAGAACCCGACCACCGAGCTGGCGCTGGGCCACGTGACCTTCGACCTGGAGTTCATGCCGCCCACCCCGGCCGAGCGGATCACCTTCGAGTCCTTCATCAACATCGAGCTGCTCAAGCAACTCGGCCAGACCGCGTAAGGGGTGACCATGTCGAAAATCCAAGTCAATCGGATCGTCAACGCCAACATCTACATCGACGGCACCAACCTGATCGGCCGCGCCGAGGAGGTGAAGCTGCCGGACATCCAAGCCATCATGAACGAGCACAAGGCGCTGGGCATGGTCGGCAAGATCGAGCTGCCCTCGGGCTTCGACAAGCTGGAAGGCGAGGTCAAGTGGAACTCGCTGTACGAGGAGGCCGCCCGCGCGATGGCCAACCCGTTCAAGGCCGTGCAGCTGCAGTGCCGCTCCAGCATCGAGACCTACGGGCCGGGCGGCCGGATCGAGGAGGTGCCGCTGGCCACCTTCCTCACCGTGATGTTCAAGAAGAACCCGCTGGGCACCTTCAAGCAGCACGACAACGCGGAATTCGGCTCCACCTTCACCGCCACCTACATCAAGCAGGTGATCAAGGGGAAGAACGTCCTGGAGCTGGACTACATGGCCAACATCTTCAAGGTCAACGGCAAAGACCTGCTGGCCACCTACCGCGACAATATCGGCGGTTGATCCCCCTAGCCCCGCGAAAGCCCCGGCCATTGCGCGCCGGGGCTTTGTTCTTAAAGCGGTTTAACTGACCGCATCCATCTCGCGCCGGACAATCGACCCCGTTACCTGTTCAACCCAGCAACGGAGGATGTCATGTCGCAAACCCAAGCCGCCCAACCTGCGGGCACCACCATCATCACCCTGGCCCACCCGATCACCACGCCGGCCGGACAAGTCACCAGCATCACCATGCGCCGTGCCAAGGTGCGCGATCTGCGCCGCATGGCCGACTACGGCAAAGACGAGGCGGCCCAGGAAATCGGCCTCATGGCGCACCTGTCCGGCATGACGGCGGAAGACTTCGACGAACTGGATGCGGTGGACTACCGCAAGCTCCAGGAGACTTTTCGGGGCTTTCTCGGGCTTACCGCAGCGTGAACTCTGGGAAGGGATGGCCATGCTGGCCAGGTGGTTCCGTTTTCAGCCCGGCGAGATCGACGAGCTGACGGCAGACGAGTTCGTGTCCTGGCTGGAGCGCGCCAGCGAACAGATCAGGAACGAGCGAAGCGGCTGAACGCGGCGGCGGCGCTGGCAACACCACCCGCCAGCACGCCGACCGCAAAAGACAGCGGGGCGAATACCACCCCGCCGATCAAGGCGGCGAACGGCATCACCAGCACAAAGGCCAGCAGGCCACCCCACCCGGAACTTGCACCCAGGCAGGCGGCGAGCACGCCACCGACCAGGCCCGCCCAAAGGAGCCCGTAGCAGAGGGTGCCGGTGATGTGACAAGCGCGTTCAAACATGACTCTATCTTAGAAAGGACTTGCACATGGCGAAAGAGCTATTTGTAGGCGTCGTGATCGGCGGAACGCTGTCCGGCGCCTTCACGGCTGCGACCGCCGGTGCCAAGACGACCCTCAAGCAGCTCGGCACCGTTGCCGACGGGCTGAAGAACAAGCACAGCCGCATGGGCGACGTGATGGCGCGGGCCTTTGCCCATCCATCGCGCAACGTGAGTACGCTGCGTCGTGAATACGACCGCCTGGGGCAAACCCTCGACCAGGTGCGTATCAAGCAGGAACGCCTGGCCGCCCGCCTGGCGGCAGGCAACGCCCTCAAGGATGCCCGCGCCGAAACCTGGGGCAAGATGAAGGAAACCGGCGCGGCCGCCCTGGCGTTCGGTGCGCCGATCGGCCAGTCCGTCCGTCTCGCGGCCGGGTTCCAGGACCAGATGCGCGACATCGCCATCACCGGGGAATTCAGCGCAGCAGAGGAAGCCAAGCTGGGCGCCACCGTCCGTGAATCCGCCCAGCGCTGGAACCAAGCCCAGGACGAGATCGGGCGCGGCATGAGCATTCTGGTGGCGGGCGGTATCCAGGAGGCCAAGGAGCTGGAGCGCTACGCCCCGGTGATGTCCAAGGCAGCCACGGCAACGCGCGCCAGCATGGACGATCTTGGCTCGGTCATGATCGCCCTGAAAGACAACCTGAAGATCGGCGCCAACGAGTCCGAGCAGGCCATCAACATGCTCGCCTACGCGGGCAAGCGCGGGCAGTTCGAGATCCGTGACATGGCGAAGTGGCTGCCGTCCCTGTCGCCATCGTTCCAGGCTCTGGGCGTGACCGGCAAGGAGGCTGTGGCGGAAATCGGCGCCGCCCTGCAGATCGCGCGCAAGGGGGCTGGCAGTAACGACGAGGCCGCCAACAACTTCCGCAACTTCCTGAACAAGATCACGTCGCCGGACACCCTGAAGGACTTCGAGAAGGCCGGCATCGATCTCAAGGGCAGCATGATGAACCTGCGCGCCAAGGGCTTCACGCCTGTGCAGGCCATGCTGGAGGTGATCACCCAGTACATGAGCACCAAGGGGCCGGCCGCCTCGGCCGAGCTGCAGAAGACGCTGGCCATCAAGGACGACGCCGAGCGCGAGCAGGCTCTGCAGCGGCTCTCCGAAGCCTACAAGCTGGGCGAGCTGTTCCAGGACATGCAAGCCATGAACTTCATCCGCCCGGCGATCGCCAACATGGGCGAGATGAAGGACATCAAGCAGGGATCGATGGGGGCCGCCGACAAAGACCTGCTCGGGGCTGACTTCAAGAAGCGCACCGAGACCGCCAACGAGCAGTTCAAGGCATTCAAGATCGGCCTGATGGAGATCGGTCTCACTATCGGCGATGCCTTGCTGCCGCCACTGAACGAGCTGCTGCAGACGATCATGCCGGTTGTTCGGTCCTTCGGCACCTGGGCCAAGGAACACCCCGGCCTGGTGCGCGGCATCGTCGGCCTGGTCGGTGGCGTGCTGGCCCTGAAGATGGGCGTGCTCGGCCTCTCCTGGGGCTTCAACTTCCTGGTGGCGTCGCCCCTGAACTCGGTGAAGACGGCCTTCGCCCTGATCAGCGGCAAGTGGACGCTGCCGCAGGCTGCCTGGCAGGCCGGCCGCTTCGCCTCGATCGTCAGCGCCTTTTCCCGAGTGGGAAGCATCGCCATGATGCTCGGCAGGGTTCTGGCGGGCGGGCTAGCCACCGGCGTGCGCATCGCTGGCCAGGCGGTGCTCTGGCTCGGGCGGGCGCTGCTGATGAACCCGATCGGTCTGGCCATCACCGGCATTGCTCTGGCGGCCTATCTGATCTACCGCTACTGGGAACCCATCAAAGCCTTCTTCCGCGGGCTGTGGTCGGAGGTCCGTGCGGCCTTCGCTGGCGGCATCGGCGGCGTTGCCCGGTTGATCCTCAACTGGTCCCCGCTGGGGCTGTTCTACCGGGCTTTCGCGGGCGTCATGCGTTACTTCGGCGTGAGTCTCCCGAAGAACTTCTCCGACTTCGGCTCGATGCTGATCGACGGCCTGGTCGGCGGCATCAAGGCCAAGCTGACGGCCGCCCGCGACAGCATCGTCTCGTTTGGGAACAGCATTAAAGGGTGGTTCACCAGCACCCTCGGCATCAAGTCACCCAGCCGTGTGTTCATGGGGTTCGGCGACAACATCGCTGAAGGCGCGGCCATCGGCATCCAGCGCACCGGCCCCTTGGCCAGCCGTGCCGCTGCGGCGATGGCCAACGCCACCGCGACAGCCGCCCAGGGCGGTGGCGGCCGAGGCGGCCGGGCAGCCGGTGGGCTGGCAGCAGCCGGCGGCGGCATGGTGATCCATTTCAGCCCGAGCATCACCGTGCAGGGTGGCGGCGATGTCAAGGGCGCAGTCATGGAAGCCGCGCAGCTCTCGATGGCCGAGTTGGAGCGCCTGTTCCGCCGGCTGATGGATCAGCAACAGCGGAGGAGTAATTGATATGACCCCCACGCTCACTTTGTTCGCAGCCCCCCAAGGGGGCTGCGCCCGCCTTGGGGCGGCCCTGCGGAGGGCGCGCTGATGTACGCCGTCCTGGGCGACGTGGAATTCGAGCTGATCACCTACTTCGACGGCATGGAGGCGCAGTTCGGCATGGACTACGCCGAGCACGCGCTGATCGGCGGCAAGCCACGCCTGCAGCTTGTCGGCGAGAAGCTGGACGAGTTCCGGGTGGCGCTGACCTTCCACGCCTCGTACTGCGACCCCGAGGTGGAGCTGGTCAAACTGCGCCAGGCCATGCAGGCCGGCGAGGCTCGCCAGTTCGTCCTGGGCAACGGCGACTACAAGGGGTGGTTCGTGATCACCGATCTGACCGCCACCAGCCGGCAAACCGACAAGGTCGGCGCCCTGGTCTCGCTGGATGCCACGGTCACCCTGCGCGAGTACGTCGAGCCCAAGACCCTGGAGACACGCAAGGCCCAGGCCAAGAAGGCCGCCAAGGCCAAGCGCAAGTCGGCACCGAAGAAAACCGCCACCAAGACGCCCGAGGCGCCGGTGCTCGATGCCAGGGACGGCTGGGCCAAGAACGGCAGCCGTGGCGCCGTGAGGAACTGACATGGAGTACATCGAGCACATCACGCTCGACGGCGACCGCTGGGATCAGATCGCCACCCTGTATTACGGCGACGCCAGCCGGATCAGCCCGCTGGCCGAGGCCAATGAGCACCTGCGCCTGTTGCCGGTTCTGCCGGGCGGCCTGCCGGTGCGCGTACCGATCCTGGAAGACGACAACAACCTGCTGCCCGAGGAGCTGCCGCCGTGGAAACGTTGACGGTTCCGGTGCCCACCTTCGTGCTGACCTACAACAAGCGCGACATCACGGCGGACCTGACGCCGTTCAAGCTCTCGGTCTCCTACACCGACAACCTGGACGGCGACGAGTCCGACAGCATCGAGCTGTCCCTGGAGGACACGGACGGCCGCTGGTGGGATGCCTGGTATCCGGTCATGGGCGACCAGATCAACCTCAAGATCGGCTACGAAGGCCAGCCCCTGGTGAATTGCGGGGACTTCGAGATCGACGAGATCGAGATCGAGGGGCCGCCTTCCCAAGTGCGCATCCGTGCACTCGCGGCCAGCGTCATGAAAGACCTGCGGACGCATCGAGGCAAAGCCTATGAGGACACCACGCTGGCCGGCATCGCCCAGGCGGTGGCCGCCCGGCACAAGCTGACCGTGGTCGGCGAGATCGAGCCGATTCCGATCAAGCGCGTCACCCAACTGCACGAGGAAGACCTGAAGTTCCTGAAGCGGGTGGCCAGGGAGTACGACTACGCCTTCAACGTGCGCGGCGACAAGCTCACCTTCTACCGCCTGGACAAGCTCCGGGCGGCCTCGTCGATCCAGGTGATCAAGGTCGGCGACCTGTCCAAGTACGGCTTCCGTGACAAGGTGAAGGGTACGCCCAAGAAAGCCACAGTGGCCTATCACGATGCGAAGAAGAAGGCGGTGGTGGCCTATGACGTGGACAGCAACGGCCAGGTGGTCTCGAAGCCCTCGGGCGATTCGCTGAAGCTGAACACCCGCGCCGAGTCGCCCGAGCAGGCCCAGGCCAAGGCCAAGGCGGCCATCAACCACGCCAACGACGAGGCCACCACGGCCACGCTCAACCTGTGGGGCAACCCCAAGCTGGTGGCGGGCATCAACGTCGAGCTGGAAGGCTTCGGCAAGCTCTCCGGGCGCTATCAGGTCGCTCGCTCCAGGCACGACCTGTCACGCGGCAGCGGCTACACGACCGAGATCGAAGTGCGCCGGGTGGAGATCAAGGCCGACAAGAACAGCAAGAACGGCGGCAACAAGCTCAAGGTGGCCGACGTGGAGAACGGGAAGGTGGTCCTGAAATGAACCCTTTGCAACAGCAGCAAGCCGTTTTCAAGGTCGGGGTGGTGTCCGAGATCGATCCAGCCAC